GCCACTTGTGGAGACCACGGGTGAGGTAGGGAACTGTGCCGTTGTCAGCCTGAGCACCATTGTTGGAGCACATCGTGGCTTCCATGTCACGCTTGATGGCTTGGATGCCCTTGGCGACATTGTTAGCGAGTTCGTCACGGACGCCAGCGACAGTCGAGATGTCCTGAGTCAGCGGAGAAACACGGACGGAGCGGCGGAAGATTTGGATGTAGTTGCTGAGTTCAGCACGATAGGTCGTAGCACCATCCTTGACATAGTTTTCGTAGGTGGTGACATCCGTACCATCGACAGTACCAGTTGTCTTGGGTGTCGGGAGGGAGTCAGCCTGCCAGCGGAACAGCGTGTTGCGAGGGGACGAGCCCTTCTTCGCCATAGAGGTGAAGGGGGTATCCTTAGCATCGACGAGGGCGATGAGGTCAGCAAGTTCTTCTCTCTTACCAGAGGAGAATGAGGGTTCTGTGAGGTTAGCCATAGTAGTAGGTATTTAGATTACAGGAACTTTGAGGCGATGATTTGTGAAAGGTCGTCTCTGGAACCAGATGTGGAGTATCTCGCCTTGGCAACCTGAGCCTTTGCATCCTTTGGTTGGACTCTTGAGGGAGTCGCCGAGGGCTTGGGCTGGGCTATAACTTTGGCAGGGGTGGTCTTTGCCGATTTAGACTCACGCACCTTGATACCTGTCACTAAGTCACCGATGACCATCTTGTAGTCTGGGAATTTCTTGACCTCTGGGAACGACTTGATGAACATTTCTGCCATCTGACGCTCTCTTGCGGCCTTGTCCTTCCACCAAGGGTATTCCTTGGTCGCTACCTGTTCCATCTGGTTATAACTCTGGAGGTATTGAATCCGCTTAGGAAGATGTTCTTCGATAGCATCAAGGGCTTTAATCTTGATTGCTCTGACATCTTCAGCCGAGTATTCGACTTCGGAACCATCCTTATTAGTGACAATTGCACCATCGGGATTCATCTCGCACCAACGCCGAACTGACTTCGCCTGTTCAATTTCTTTATGAACGGCATCAATCGTATTCAGATTAGCGTAAGGATTGTCGGGTGAGGGATTCTGTGCTGGCTTTTCAGCCTCTTGCGACAGTCTATCCACTTCCTGACGAAGCCTTTCGATTTCTGCTTCGGCCTCACGCTTCTTGGCGGTGAGTTTGTCAATGCGTTTCTTGACTCCCTTTGGCAGACCCCTCTCGACTTCTTCTTCGCCGTCAGATTGCTCCGTAGGCTCCGATTCATCGGATTCGTCTGTTTCTGTTTCCTGAGAAAGAACTTCCTGTTCTTCTTCCGTGTTCGCTTCGGACACGGGTTCTTCTGCTTGTTCTTGGCTTGAGCCAGCAGATTGCTCTTCTGTATCCTCTCCGTTAAGGATGTTCTTACTAACTAGGTCAGTAAGGGTCTGCATGTCGAAGGTGACGGAATTTCCTTCGTTTTTATTCGTGGGGTTGTTTTGTGCCGTCCCAAGGTCGGCGGGTTCGCTGTTTTCCATTAGATAAAGGTCTAAAGTCCTATTAGTAGGCAGGGTTTTGGAAAGTCCCAGAACTGGTGTGCAAAGTTAGGTCAAACTTCTTTGAAGCAAGTCCCTTTAAGGACATACTCCGATTTCAGACGAATCATTCAGGATTGCGTCCTTGGTCACGAAGAACATCGTTTCTGGTGTTCATCAAGATTTCCTTGAAAGCGGACAGAGCATCAGCCCTACCGCAGTACCAGACCCTATCCTCGCCCTTGACATCAATGGAGATAGCCCTAGCCACCTCAGCCTCGATGGATGCGTCAAGCATCGTGTGAACGGCCTTCCAGACTGGGTTTCCAGCCTCGAAAGACATGCCTTGGATGATTTCGTTGGGTAGCATTAGAGTTGGCCTCCCTGTTCAGCCTGATTAGCCGCATCAATCTGTTCCTGCATGCCGCTGGCGGCTTGCTGGGCGACAGGGGTGACACCCGTACGACCAATCTGCTTGTTCTGTTGCTGGGAAGCGGACATCTGGAGGTTCTTGATGTAGTTCTCAAGCATGGCTCGGAAGTTCGGGTTCTGTTGCATCTGTTGCTGGGCTTGCTGGTTCTTGCCAATGATGTCTTGGATGTACTGCAACTTGGTAGGAGCCGCAGGGTCGTTCTCGACATATTGGGCTTCGTTGCCAAGCATCATCAGGGCGATGTCGGACTGAATCTCCTTGTAGAGCATCTGGCTGGCAGAAGCGGTGTTAAGAATCAAGTCCTTGGCCTTGTCTGGGTCGATAGCCTCGATAGCCGCCTTGACCAACTTGTTCTTGTCGATGACGCCACCTGAATCGAGAGGCAGGACGAACTGCGTGATGGCCTTCAACTTCTCGATGACGAACTGGGTGTCAAGTTCCCTGACATCGTACTTGATTTGGAAGTCGTACATGTTGCTGATGCCAGAGACATTCTGTGGGACAGGGCCGCCCGTGATGGACTCAAGTTCCGCAGGCGACATGAACTGAAGCATCAGGCTGAATGTCATCGAATAAGCCTCAGCCCAGACATCGAGCCAGTTGTTAACGAGGTGCTGTTGCATCGCCTGCATCTTAGCAGGAACGATGTTCGGGTGATGAAGGCCGAAGTAGTTAGCGTTGTCGAACTGAACCCTGTCAATGAGGTTGAACGAAGTGCCTGTGTCGCCAGTCGGAGCAGGCATGAAACGATAGTCGTCAGGCGATGTGACAGGAAGATGAATTCCTGGGGCTATCTTGTTGATTCCACCGAGTCTCTTCTTCACGAGTATAGGAGGCATCGTAGTGAACGCTGTGCGGTCACGGATGGCGTCACGCTGTGCCTTGACTTCCTCTTGCTCGGTCATCGTGAGTTCAGGGATGCCACGGGATTCGTAGATAGGACGGCGGATGCTTTCTCTGCGATAGATGACGAACGGGTACTTGTTATGAGCGTAGCCAAGGAGTTCGTGCGAAGCGTACAGTTCGGTTCCAGCCATCGGGCAGAAGATAGTCTGGTACACGCCTTGGATGCCGTCCTCATCAATCTGGCGGCTGTAAGCGTACACGAGTTCGATGAGATTGTCGTTGCGGTGAACCTGATTGTTCATCAGGCTGGCGGCAGGAAGCAGGTTCGGGTCGCTGTATTGAGAAGCAAGGCCAGCGGTGCTGACGGCTTGCTCGATGAAGTCTTCAGGCCAGTCGTACTGGGCTCCCATCGAACGGATTTCGACCTCAGTCACGAATGTGCGTCTGAACACAACACGGGCAGACTGGATGTCGATGGTTTCAGGCGGGAACGAGATTTCTTCGTAAGGCTTGACGGCGGCGATAGAAGGCTGGTTCTTGGCGACATATTGCTCAGGGATGTTGGCGAAGCCGTTCTCTCTGAGGTCACGGACAGCCTTCTTGATGGCCTTCAACTTCAGGGTAGGCATATACTGCTGGATGAGGCTCACGGCGAACTCCTCACGAGTCTCGTCCATGATGGCGTTCGGCAGTTCGGCAAGAGCCGTGTTAGGATTCTGTTGCATGGCTTCCTGAGCCATAGCCACGATTTCCTCGATGGAGATACGCTGGTGACGGGTAGCCATCTCGGTGTCCCAGATGATGTTCAGGGCAGACCAGCCGTACTGGGTTCCGTACTCGGCAAGAAGGTTCGCTTCCCTGCGGATTTCAGCACGCAGTTTGCTCCGAGTGAGCCAGTTCATCAGGATGTTCGCTGAGGCGGCGAAGTCGTAGTCGTTGATTTCAGTACCCGTGACCTTGACTTGGCATCTGTCGAATGTGGTCATCAGGATAGCCACGATTTCGTTGATTGTAGAGTCTGTCAGGCGGCAACGCACATCAGACGCACCCTCGAAAGGAAACGCTGGGTCTCCTTCAGGTCGGTCTATGCTGTGCTTCTTGCCGTCATCGCTCTGACCAGCCCAGCGAGCGAAACGGATGTCGTCGTTCTGGTTGATGTTGGCGACATTGGCTCCGTTCTGCACAGAGCGTTGGTATTCGTCAAAAAGCGTACCGATGTCTGGCGTGTCGCTGGCAAAGACGAGTTTATCCTTGTTGTTCTTGTAGTTTTTCATTGAAGTATTTGATTAAGTCTGATTTAAAATAGCGTTTGTGTCCTCCAGAGGTCACGAAGAAACGAATTCCTCCGCTATTGACCGCTTTTTCGAGGGTGTGCCTGCTGATGCCGAGCATGAGCATGGCTTTAGTCCGTGAAAGGACGCTTGGAAAGTGAATCTGCATCAGTAAGAGCCTCCGCCGAAACCACGCATCGAGCCGTCCTCCATGTAGGTCGGGTTCATCACCATAAGGTAGCGAAGGCAGTCAATCGGGTCTTTGGTAGCACCTTTTTCCCCGTCCTGACCTGTCCATTCCTTAATGCAGTAGATAAGGTTCTGGCACTTTTCACTGATATAGAGTTTAGGCTTGTTCAGCGGTGACAGTTCTTGCGTGTAGTCGTACGAGAAGCCGTCATTAATCATAGCGACACCTTGCTCGATACGCACACCAGCCGCAGGCACGAAGTGCATCGGGTTCTCGCCGTCATCAAGCATCTCGATAAGCGTGGTTCCGCCGTCTTCGGTCACGGCCTTGGTTCCGCCAGCCCTAGGGTCGATGTAGCGTTCCGAGATTTCTTCTTCGCCCTCTAGGGTGGAAATCAGTTCTTTATATTCTGATAGAGAACGACCAGCACCATTTCGTTGGGCAGTCCCCATCTTGCCATCAGGGTCAGATGCAGGCGTAGCCCATTCTCCTTCAGATTCGTCAGGCCACTCTCTATAAACGAAGATATTGCCTGTCTCATCGACCCTAGCCCATAGCATGAACCAGTTGCGAGAGCCAGCAGGGTCAACAACCATGTAATTAGTGCCGACTTCAGGAACTTGCTCTGCCTTGACCACATTGATGTCTGGATTGAATCGAGGGAACTGATTGCCTGCGACATTATCAGCCCATCCATAGGCTCGGATTTTGATTTCATAAGGTTTCTTGCCCTGAAGCGTCTTCTTAAGTTGGTCGAACGATGAGTACGGGTTGAGTTGCGAGTGAAACCACATCACGGACGAGTTCTTGTTCACGCAGTCTGCCTTGAACGGCATATGACCACGAGGAACACCCTGAACATTCACATGTTCCTGCAAGAGTTCCGCTTTCTTGACTTCGATGAACTTGCAACCGCTGACATATTCCTTGACGACAGGGCTGTATCCCGTGATAGGCGTGAATGTCAGGATTAGTTTGCCGCCTCTTGTGACGATACGATAGCGAAGGGTCTCAACCCAGTCCAGAGGAACCAACTCATCGCACCAAATCATGTCCACTTCGCCACCTTCGATGACATCTCGCTTCTGGGCGTAGTTCATGAAGAAGCATTGGCTCTTGTTCGGCAAGATGAAGGTGTTGTCGCTGAACCCGTTCTTCTGGGTGTATTGGACATTTTGAATCTTGTTCTTCTTGAGTTCCTTGAACTCGGATGGAAGATACTTGTAGATGACGCTCTGTTGCATCTGGATGCTCGACTGGTTCGTTGTGTGCAAGCACCACACACGGGCATCCTTGGTGTTAATCAGGGTCTGAACGATACGCTTAGCCGCCCACTCGGTCTTAGATGCTCGATTACCGCCTAGTATCAGAATCTCCTGCTTCGTCTTGATGAGTTCATCGGCTTCCTTCCAATGCGGGAGGTCGAAGCCGTGACGATACGGGTCTAATTTCTCCGCAAGAATCTTATCTTCACGAAGTGTGAGAATCTCAGCCGTCTTCTCTTTGCCATATTTTTCTACAAGCCTCTTTATGTCATCCGCCGACGGCGTGACAAGCACAGGGTGAGGTGTAGGGGTAAAAGCCATCTTACCAAGCCTTGCAAGACCAATAGCGAGCCGAGGTCTTGTCCTTGGCTGTGGCACACTTATGTCTTGCCCTGAAAGACTTGCGGCGAGCAGGGTTGTTCTTCTTGATGCTCATCTTGGGGTCGCCAAAACGCACGATACGCACTTTGTCGCCTACCTTGACATAGACGGCAGACTTCTTCGGGCCGTTAGGAGTCCTGAACGGCTTGTTGAGCGATACTTTTCGATTCTTATATGTTGCCATCTTAATGGAGGCTCCGACAGGACTTGAACCTGCAACATCCTGCTTACAAAGCAGGCGTTCTGCCATTGAACTACAAAGCCTTTAAATTATTCTTGACCCTTTCGGTAGAACCTCGGTTGTCAAGGGTCTTAGTATTTGCCGTCAAAACGAGGGTGGCGGCTGACGACCCATCTAGAGCCGTCCCATCGGATGTCAACAGGCATCCCGATACCGAACTTCGATGAGTCACGGCAGAGAACCATGTTAGACTTCCCGTCAATCAGGACTGACAGGATTCTTGGATTCTTGTGCTTGGCTTGGACTGTGCCACGCTTGTGTTCGGGAAAAGTGACCTTCTCTTCGACTGGGTTCATGCCGATGACCGACTGAACAAAGGCAACGCCCTCTTCCAGCCACTCTATCTCCCAGAGGTGCTTGGGCTTCTTGCTCTCGATTCGCTTGTAGTGCTTACCCTCGGTAGCGGTAGCACGAATCTCCTTGAGTTGTTCTCTGCTGATGCCGATAGAAATGCTGAGGTCTTTTTCCTTCATGTCTCCATGTTTCGTGCAGAATCGCACAATACAACCAAAATACCCCGTCTTGGAATCGAACCAAGATTCTCTGCTTAGAAGGCAGATGTTCTATCCATTGAACTAACGGGATGAAAGATAGAGGAGAAGGGATTTGAACCCTTGAGGCTTTTACACCTAGTAGTTTTCAAGACTACCGCAATAGACCACTCTGCCACCCCTCTGAAAATAGGGATAGGGGGATTTGAACCCCCGACTTAGCCCTTATAAAGAGCCCACTCTGACCGCTGAGTTATACCCCCAAAATACTAGAGGCGGGAGTCGAACCCGCAATTAGCGGATTTTAAGTCCGATGCGTCTGCCATTCCGCCACTCTAGCCAAAGTACCCCAACAGGGAGTCGAACCCCGACCAAGTGAACCAAAACCACTTGTGCTACCATTACACCATCGGGGTATAGAGTCACCGAGACAGGACTTGAACCTGCAATCCCTTGCTCCCAAAGCAAGTGCGATGCCATTACGCTACTCGATGGAAAAAGTCGGGTGTTCGTTTTTCGAGTCCGAACCACAGGCTCCGAGAGCCTGCGTGCTTCCTTACACCAACGCCCGTGTAGTTTAACGACTACTTTTCATAGTCGAGTTGTTGACCCCACCACAGGACATCGTGTTAGCCTGCCGACACACAGGGTTGCTTCATGCTGAGAGGCAACAAAAAGAGGAAACGGAGGACTTTCACCTCACCTCCACCCCGTCGGGCGGTGTGCATTAACTCCTAACACCTCGTTTCCAAAATGATTCCGTTCCTTCGTTTATTTCAGGTCTGTATAGATTTAGGTTGATATGGACGCATCTAGGGTCATCCAAGGAACTACGGCTTGAATTCTGAGCCTTCGTTATCCTAGCATAGTCTCTGCGTACCCACGGCATCGAGCCGCAAGCCTGTTCAGCCGTTACATACTGTACGCTTCATAGACTACGCTTTATATACCCGCCATGTCTATCTCTGGACTCGCACCAGATTTTAGGGTTATAAGCCCAACGGATTAGTTGTATTGGTATCCACCAAAAAGGGCTGGTCAGGGTTCCTCCCCCTAAGCGTATGCGTCATCTGCTCAGTTGCACTATGTATTTATTCATCCGCAAACCAGAATCGGCATACCCTTGCTTTTCCGCAAGCCAGCAAATTTATCCCCAGTCCTATCAAAGAACGACCCGACTGTTCGTTTATATTTCCGCTTGTCAATACAAACTCACTCATCCTCAGACTATTAATAATCTTCCCCCAGAATTGGGGGACTGAGGCAACCCCGTTGCCGAAGGGAGGGGGTGAATACAGGGGTTATTAGGGGGTAGCACTTCGTGCGTCAAGCAGAATCAACCAGAGGTTTAAAAATTTTTTATTTAGTATGTGTTACTTATTCGATGAATAGTAAATTGCGTAGCAAGTTACGACATGGCTGGCGAGGGATGTCAGTCCCGACGCCAAGGGTCTTGTATCCATACGCAAGTCTATTGCAATAACCTGAGCCTTTTTGGGATAAAAATTATTCTTGTCGGTCTTTTGCAATAAAAATTATTCCTGAGTGAACCAGTAATATCCACGCCCAAAAAACATAACAACATACCCCCCCCGCCCCCTCTAACAAAGGTTAGCGGGATGCGTTGGGCAGGTGGTTATATAATAATATAATATAATTATAAAAGGGTTATATAACAGGGTTATAATAGAATGCTTATATAATATTATACAAGAGTCTTGTGCGTTAATTATTAGTAAAGCGAAAGCGGATACAGGGACGGATTATAATAAACAATCCTTGTAATAGAAACACACCTACAAACGATTATAATAACAATATAATATAATAACTCTACGCTACGCTGTCAGATAGGCCGTAAGAGGCTGTTTGATTATCAGGGAGGGCTAGGAGTCTCTCCAAAACAAAAAGCCCCTTGTGGGGGCTGGGAGAGGGCTGGACTGAGGGTTTACCGCTGACTATATCGGCAAACTTGGACGGCGTATTGAATTAGTCCCGACTTGTCCAAGTGGCTTGCCTTGTCGCCAAGGATACTTGAAAGGCGTTTCAATTCCATTTCTAGAAGCGTGTCGGCCTCATAATAAGGGCGGGAGAAAATAGGGGCATCGGTTCGCTTGTTGAGGGCGTAGAATACCCCAAGAGAGGCGGAGAGGATATTAGAAGACATTAGAAAGGGCTTCATTGAGGGCTTCCAAGTCCCTTGCCTTGATTGCCTCCCTTACGGCGGGGTCTTCGATGGCAACGGCGGGGGAGACGCCCCATTGCCCACAGAGGGCGGTGAACTCCATTAGGAACAGGTTTGCGGTTTGGCTCATAGGATTAGAGGCCACAGGCGGAGAGGAAGCGGGCGGAGTCAAAGCGGGGATTTGCTTGGCTCAGGATGGGAAGCCAATAATCGGCAAGGCGTTTCTTGTCCTCTTGGCGGGGCAGGGCTTTGATTGCCTCCGCAATCTGTTTGAAGTGCTTTCGGGTCATTGGTTGGCGGGGTTGTTGGTTAGCGGGTGATGTAGTAGAGGAAAGCCACAAGGAAGCCGAAAGCCACAAGGCCGATTTCCAAGAGGGCGAGGGCGGTTAGGAGTGCGTTTAGTTTTTTCATCGTTGGTTGCGTTGGTGCATCTCCGACAATGGGGGCTTCCAAGGGTCTTGCAAGTCTAAGGAGAGGGGTTTTTAAGTCATTAGTTCCGCTAATGGGACACCTAAGTTTCTCTTATGAGCCTATGAGCAAGAGTCATGCCAAGACCCTTTGAAGATTGAAGAAAGGCGAAGTTTTACATTTACAAGTTTTTTACATTTTTACATCCGTCAATTGTTCCGTAAGTCATTGATTTATAGGCACTTATGACTTTTTACAATTTTTACAAACCTTTGCACCCTACAAGGCTCTTTGAAGGTGTCGGGAGGGGTAAGGGTCGGGCAGGCGGGGTCAAGGCCGTGGCGGGGCTTCCAAGACCCTTTAACGGCAATTCTCATTTACGGGCTGTTGTTGAGACTGAGACTAATCTTAGGTTGTTAGGTCAGGATTTAATCATTAGTCGAGAGGTCAGGATTAGAGATTTTTGACGGCTCATTAGTTTCTCTAATACCAGCAGGACGGGATGATTTAGTCCTTGACTGAACGCTTGTTCAGTAGATTTGTAAGTCGTTGTTTATCAATGGTTTAAAACTGTGGCCTAAATTGCCCTACAAGACCCTTGGAAGGGTCGGGGAAGGGTAGGGGTAGGGCGGAAATCAAAGGGCCTTGGAAGCCAAGGGAAGGGGCAAGGCGTGGGTTTCTCATTTACTGTCAGTTGTTGAGAATAAGGGCAGGATAAGGGGAACTTAACAGCCCATTAGCCCGTATAATTGATTAAACTATCCCTTCAAGGGGCTTGCAACAGGGGCAAGGGTGTATAACTTTATAGATGTAAGGCAGGGGCAACCCTCAAACCTTTCTGTTCTTTCACATCCGCAAAAATGAGCCTAAACTACATCAAAGTATCCGCTGTTAAGAAACTTGCTAACATCCACGGCAAGCGAGCAGGAAAAGATTTCCTGCAAGCCCTCGACCGCTTGGTTGAGCGTAAAACCTTGGAAGCCCTGCAAGAGCATAACGGCGGAAAGAAAACCCTTGACCAAGCCCTAGCGGGTTATGTCTTGGGGAACAAGTAAGGCAGGGGGAGAAATCCCCCTTTTGCGGAGACTTTAAACAGTTCCTCCCCGACTTCTGATATAAAAGCGGAAGGAAGACCCACGGACGGATTAAAGGGAGCAATCTCCCGCTGTTGAATTGAGGTTGGGATTTATTGGTTGCTGTCGTTGTGTTCATCCCCGTAAAAGCCGAAAACCAAGTGTGCTAGTAGGCTTCCCTCTAAAACTTTCCTCTGACAAAACAGAGGCCACCGACCAAATGAAAAAACACGGCTTATTAAAAGGGGGTGGGGACTAATCATCCCTGCCCCCGAAAGCCGAAAAACTTTAAAAAACATCATTCAACCCTTGACCTTTCCTTAATCAGTATTACATTTATAAACCTATCACTAACCCATAATAATATGAGCGAACAAAAGAAAATCACCGCCGAAGAAATCAAATCCCGATTTGACGAGGCCAAGACGCACCTGCCCTTTGAGGCTTGGGAAGCGTATTGCGAGAGTATGTCCTACAACGACCCGCAGGTTGACGAGGCGGAAGAGTGCTATGCGGGAGAGTTCCGCAACGCAACGGAGTTCGCCGAACACCTTGCGGACGAGACGGGTCTTCTAGATAAAATGCCCGACAACCTTTGGGCATATTTTGATTATGAAGCCTATGGTCGTGACCTGCTGATGGGCGGGGATGTTTGGCAGGAAAACGGATTTTGGTTCTGGAACCGATAACAACTTTTCACCAACAAATAACCAATGAAACCGACCTATCAAATCGACCTCATCCCTCAACTTGAAGACGGCCTATGGGTCGTTCGTGAGGAGTTGCTACTTGACGACAATCCCGACAAGTCGGAAGTCGTGGAAGAATACCGCTTCAAGACCAAAGAAGAAGCAAACGCCTTTATTGACCGCTGGATTGAAAACAACCGATGAGCCAACACGCCCACGCCGTCAAAGATATGCCCCTAGAATGGGGCTCTGGCGAAATCGAGGTCAGCGGTGTCGTGCTGTTCGACACCAAGGCAACGCCGTTCTTCTTTGACTTCATCATCTGCGAATGCTCGATTGAGCGACCTACCAAGCAAGACCTTGACGCAATCGAACAGAAAACCATTGACACCTTGAACGGGTGCAAAGACCTTATCTCTGAACTAAAACACGAATATGCCTAATTGGGTTAAAAACGACCTTGCCATCGAAGGCAACGGAGTAGAAGTCGCCAACTGCGTCCTGTTCCTTGAAGCAGGAGAACACAGCGGGAGTCGTCTAGACTTCTCGCAGGTCATTCCCCTGCCTGACGACCTCACCAACCCCGAGTTGCACACCTATGGAGGGAGCAAGGAGAAGGCTAAGGAGCGAGACGAACTGCGGGCCAAGATGAAGCAAAAGTATGGGTTCGCTAACTCCCTAGACTTCTGCATCGAGAATTGGGGAACCAAGTGGAACGCCTGTGATGTGGAGTTCGGAGGCATCCAGCACGAGGGCGACCAATGCGTTGCAATCTACAAGTTCAAGACCGCTTGGAGCATCCCGCATAATGTCATCGGGAAGTTGTCCGAGAAGTTCCCGAACTTGAAGTTCACGATTTACGCAACCGAGGAGTTCGACAACTTCGACCCCGTTTGCATCGAATACAAGAACGGCAAGCAGGAAGCCCGTCCCTTCGTGCGGGATGAGTTTTAAACGAACTTATCGAACGAGAGACTACGGCACAACCTGTAATCGCTGTTAAGGGCAATTACGGCGGCGTCAGCGAAATGACCAAGAACCTCCTTTGAGGTGATGAACCCATCCTTGCCCAAAGCGTCATATAGTTCCGCTTTCTCGAAACAAGCGAGCATCTCGTCATCGTAATCTTCTATTGTGTAGTAGGCTACGCCATTCACGAGGTAGTCCGTCCCTTCGTGCCTTATGTTCAAGTTCTTGAACCTGTATTCCTTCATAAAGCCTAAACTATGACATACGCCTGTAAGTCAAGCGTTATCTGGCGGAAGGTCAATCACATCCCCCTTGACCATAGCGTTGATGTCATCGTGCGACACCCTGAGCCTATGCTCGACCACGACTGTGGGAGCGTCCTGCAAGGCCATAATCTTGTCGGTAAGGATGGCAATCGTGAGGGGCAACTGACCTGCGGGGATGTTGTCTATCTCGGTCAGGAGACGCTCAGAGCCACGGGCGACAATCTGGGACATCACATCCGTGGTTCGCTTCTTCCATTGTCCGAGGTCGAACTTGTCGCTTTCGTTCCTCTGGACGGCATTGATGGTCGGCTTGCTAAGACCTGTCTCGCTCTGGATTTGGGTCACGGGCTTCCCCGCCATCGTCATATCAATGACCATCTGTTTCTTCTCCTGCGGGACTCTCTTGCCCGAGCAACCGCTATAAGGGTTGGAGTTAATCCTGTCCTTCTTTGACTCGAAATCCATTCTTGCATAATACTCATAACCCCCACCAATCAAGCCCCTTGAAATGGAATACATAATCCTTGCAATCCTGTTCTTCGTTCCTGCCTGCTTTCTGCTGAACCTCGTTTGTTTTATCCTTGGCTTCACCAAGGTAGGCGATACTGCGGAACGCAAGCAAAACGCTAAACAACGCATTATCCTATGAGAATTAAGAACAAAGACATCCCTCCCCTGCGGAATACCATCCAATGCGAGCAAAACGGAAAGTGCTGGCTGTGTGATGTAGACCTAAGAACAGTCATGCCCTGCCTTGACCACGACCACGAGACGGGCAAGATAAGAGGTGTGCTGTGCCAGAACTGCAACGGCATCGAGGGCAAGATACACAACCTTGTCAGGCGAGCCAAGCGGGAGATGAGCAAGACGGATTTCTTGAACAGGATTATATCGTATTGGGTTCAGCACTCGCTTGAACCACGCACCGAAATCCACCCCACGCACAAGACCTCTGACGAGAAGCGTATCCGCAGGAACAAGAGGGCGAAACTCGCTCGCCAAAAAAAGAAGTTGCAATCCAAGGATAGCAAGTAATACCATTTAATCTCTCACCAACCCATATGT